AATTCAAAACCATAACCTACTCCAGGTATTTTTGCTGTTAAAGATCCAACTAAGTTTAAACCTGTAGTAATAGGATTTATATTAAATCCTGTTTTAGTAGGAGTTGTCGTTTGTTGATTAGAAGCTTTTGCTGATGCAATTGATTTTTGATGAGACGCCTCTTGTCCAGCACTTACTTTAGAACGATCAACACCTGCTGTACTTCCATATCCACGATCGGCTCTTTCTTGAGCTCGACCTGGATCACCCATGTCAGCACCACCGCCTTTAAACTTTCTAACCTTTTTGCCGTTTACTTTCACTCTGCTTCTCCCTATTCAAATCAATCTTCTCTTCTGCAATCCTTATTCTTTCTTCAGCTTGATCTTCTGCAGATTCTAACTTCATTTTATCAAGATCTAGACGATCTTCAAACTCCATAGCTTTTCTTTCTTGATCCATCATATTTTCTTGAGCTTTTCTTTGCATATCCATAGCTCTTAAATCTAATTCTCTCTGTTTTAATGCAACTAACGGATCTGGTTTTTGACCTCCAGCTTCTTCTTGTGCTAATTGAGTTGTGATCTCTGCAACTCTTTTTGCAACCATAGAATCAAATAAAACTTTAAATCCATCTGGATCTGCTTGTGCTTGTTGTTGCATTTCAGGTGAATTTTGTACCATGTCACCAATTTCACCATGAGCTTGTAATGCAATGTGATCAGATATGTGTCCTTGAAGTAATGCATAGACCATTGGATTAATTTGAACCATTCTTGTAGCCATAAATGCTCTGTGAGCTGCAATATGGGACTGATGATCTTGTTGAGGAAACGCTTTTAGCATTTGCATCTGTAATGCTTTAGCATTTTCAGTTGCAGGATCTTCAGGCATTGGTTGTTGCTCTGGTTTTAGTAAGGCATCAATGTTTTTTGTACCTAAAGCTTCATAAACTCTTCTGTAAGCTTCTCTTAGATTGTGCATTTGTGGATTTGACGCTGCAATCTTTAAATTTTCATTCGCTAACGTCACTCTTTGCGCCATACTCATGATATTTGGATCTGCAACAGGTATTACATCCACTCTTTCATCAAAATCTTGTAATTTTACGAATCGATCTGCGTTTGTAACCGCATATGGGTACACAGGAGGTAGGTAATCTGCAAAAACATTTGCTAAAAGTCTAAATTCTTGTCTCATAGCGTAGTAACATCGCTTGTGAATAGCACTCATGACCCTCGAACCACGTTCTAACAAGGCAATTGTCGTTCCAACAGCTCTATTTTGTGCATCTTCACCCATTTGCATGTCTGCAATCGATGCAAAACGCTGTCCTGCTTGTACTACAAAGCCTAAAAGTTGGAATAATGTACCACTTGGCTCTTTAAAAGGTAAAATTTGGAACTGATCTTTGATATTTCCGCCAGGTGCATCCACATCTCTGAACTCTCCAGGTTGAAAAGGTTGATCATCATCACGAATTCTTATACCTCTGGACTTAAATCCAGCAGGTAAGTTCGCTAAAGTACCTGCATCAAGCAATTGTCTTAATGCTTGAGTAGCAGATCTAGATAATCCACCGATCATATGTATTAAACCAAAGCCATAAAACCCTAAACCAGGTAAAAATTTGTAATGTACGAAGTATTCTTTTCTTGTGTAAGTGTCATCATCTTGATTATAGTTTCTGTAAATAGATAAGATCTCTCCTGAACCCTCATCTATTGAAACAACATAAGGAAGTTTTACTTCCTTTTCAGCATTTTCTTTTTCAAACTCATTTAAGTTTAAATCAATATGCATTTCTAAAATATTATATTGATATTCTTTTTCTCCAGCAGGTTTAACACCTTCTAATTCATTTAATTTATCTTGTATTGGACTTTTCTCTGCTTGTTTTGGAACAAGTTCTACATCTCTATAGAATCCTGCTTTCTGTTGTTTAAGAACATCATTCTCTGACATCTTAACAAGATGTGTAATTCTTTCACAATCTTTTAAATCGGTTGCATAGTATGGGACGATTAAATCTTCAGCAGGTACAAATTTAGCAACTGCTCTTTGTTTAATTTCATCGTAGTAAATTTTTTTAAATGCAGATCCTGCAAGTGGTAAATAAAATAACAATTGATCTGTGTCTGGTGTGTACTCTTCCATTTCTTCCATCAACATATAGTTCATGAAATCTTTTACTCTAGTTGCTTGATCTTCAACTTCTTTTGTTTGTGCACCAATCACTGTAGTTCTTACAGGACCATCACTTGGTAATAATTCTTTGTAAGCTTGTGCTTGGAATTGTGTTACAGCTTCTGATAAGAGCGGATGGGTAACACCACTTGCACCTTGAAACGGTCTAGTGTTTTGAACATACTTGAATCCAAGTAAATCTAAACCTTGGGTGTAAGCCTGTTCCCAATCCGATCTTGAAACTTTATCTCGTTTGTAATCCTGAACAAGTTGTGCAGACATTCGACCAAGAACTCGGTCGTCCATCTCTTCAGCTAGGTTTCTATAAAAATCTTCTTCAGGTGCTTCCTCTTCAGGAAGTTCTTCTTCACCCTCAACTTCTACGTCAACTTCTTCTGTTTCAACTTCTTCTTCAGGAAGTTCATTTTGTTTCTCTATTTCAGCCATTAGTATAGTTTAGTTGGTTTTAAATTAACCATCTTTCCGCCTCTAGCTTTAATCATTTTACCTGCTTTAGCTCCATCCATAGCACCAAGTCCGAAGTTTTCACTTCCAGGTGTTTTAGGAATGTTTATAACTTCTTTAGTAAGAAAGTTTTTAATCTTTTGTCCCATTCCGATTGAACCAGCTTTTGTTCCAGCTCCACCCCTCATGATACTATCTTTGTAACTTGGTTTGTTTGCTACTTTTCTAGCCATTGCACTTGCGCTTCGTCCGCCTCTGCCACTATCAACATTTGCAGCAGTAGCTCCTTTTGCACCGGCACCTAGCATTTTTGCTCCAGCAAAACCAATTAAGGCTGCCTTCATAGCGTTTTTAAGTTTTTTGCTTGCCATGATAATTATCTCCTATTTGTTATAACAGATTTATAATATCACGCAAATATATTTACGACTAGACCACCCGTGTTGTAGGCTTTAAAAGGTTTTGAGGCCATTTCTGGAGTAACTTTAATTGCGAATGCATCAAGGTAGTTTTCAGGAGAATCGCCACTTATGAACTTAACATCTCCACCATATCGTCCTGAATAGTATTGAGCCTCTTGTTCAGTTCTAAAAGCGGCTATGTGTTCATTAGTTTTATCTGGATTTAAACCAAATTGTTTTCTTTGAGTTCCTTCTACTTTTTTTAGCACCTTATAAGGTCTATCAGGATCAGATTTTGCTACAGGAATTGTCTTAACTTCTGAGTTATATTGTTGAGCTAATCTTTTCATCACTGCAGGTAAAGTCGCCATTTTTTTAGGATCTGTAAATTGTGGTTTACCATCTTTATCTGCTATTGGAACATCTCTGTCTCCTATTCTTCTAACGACTCCTTGTGGACCACCATATTTTTCAAAACCTGCTTTACCTGTTCTTGTTCCATAAAATTCTATATCTCCTAAATATCTTGTTCGTTTAGCATGGTGTAAATATTCAACAGGTGTAATTGCAACATAATCTAATCCTTGATCAGCTGCATCTTTGAGTTGGTTTTTCAAAGCATGAGCTCCCCAGTTTTCTTTTCCATGTAAAGGTAAGAATGGAATCCCTTCTTGTGCTTGTGCAGAACTAATGTTTGAAACATTTAAAGAATTTTTTCTAAGTTCTCCAAAGTCAGTTTTTAATTGATCAAACCGTTTCATATCATCTGGAGTCATTCTAATTCCCTTACGTGAAATACTAGTCATCTCATCTACAATCTTTTCTAGTTTTCTATTTGCTGAGAAAAATTCTATTTCATTTCCAAAGGCATTAACGACCTTGTCTCTTGCTGGATTTTCTTTTCTTAACTTTTGATGGTAATCAGATTGTATTTCATCAATCAACATTACTTTTTGATTTCTAGGATTAGCTCCACCATTTCGAATAGATCCTCTTGTATGATACACCTGATTAGGAATACTTTTTGTTATTCCATATTCTGATCGGTAATGTGCATTATAATCAGCAGGTAATTTTTGACCGTAAGGTAAGGGTCTTGGATAGTAAACTACATTTTCAAAATACTCATCACCACCTTTAGTTCTATAATCACTATAACCCCCATACTTCGGTACCATACCTTGAGTTTGTTGAAGTTGTAATCGTCTTCCAACATCTGTACTTAAATTTTTAGCAAAATTAGTAACGCTTGTTACTTCATTTGGATCAATACCTACACCAAGTCTACTTGCTTTCTCAGCTAAAGCTTTAACATTTTCAATCGGTTCATCAAATACTTTTAAAAGATCACTGTCATTAAATATTTGACTATCATCACCATCAATCACTCTGAATTGATTATTAAATCTTGCATTAATTTTTCGTAAATCTTTTTGTTGTTGGACTATTCGTTGGAAAAGTTCTGTTTGAGCTTGAGTTGCATCATCTAATCTTATATTACTTATTTTGGTACTAATCTCACCTAAAGTTGCATCTAATGTTTTAGAAACTTCTTCTGCGTCATCTACAATCTTAGGGTCTATTCTAAGCTTTCTCATTTTTAAATTATTCACAGGAGCTTTTTCTACGATGTATAATAGATCCATTTTAGTTAATGGTATCTTTTTCTCCATTGCAGTTTTTAAAAAACCACCAACAACATTTCCATCTTTATCAAATTGAACTAAGTTAGAATCCCATAACTCTTCTTTCTTAACGGATTGGTTAATACTTTTAAAATTTGGATTACCTGTCTTAAAAGATCCAGGACCGCCTGATTTAAAATCTTTAATCCACTCTTCTGGTTTTCGTGCACCTGCAATCGGGTGTCTTGCAATGTAATCCCAAAGTGATGAACCAATTCTGTTAGTCTTACCTCCTCTGGATAATGGATTGTTGTAAGCAAGTTTTTTTAACTCATTAGATTTTTGAATTGCTTCTTGTCTGATTTGTTCCTGTTGAGATATTTGAGGTCTAGTCATTAACTGTCCTCTTTCAACTTTAGTTGGAGCAATTGTTAAAATTTCTTCTACCTCATCAACTGGTTCCTTGATCCGTGAAACAGGTAGCTTGGGTGTTGTAAGGGATGTGATCTTTTTAAGGGCTCTACCAATCGGTGTTCTAAGAGCCACGGCTCCTGCACCAGCTAACGCAATACCCGCAAGTCCTCTTGCAGCTGACGGGTCATAAGGTTCAGCTAGATCAGAATCTACCTTAGGGACTGAAGATGTTGGTTGATCTTCAAGTATTTCTTTATTGTAAAGTTCACCAAGTCCAGCCATTAGTCAATTAAATCTTTAATATAATCTCCGCCTTTAGTAACTTCGACTTCACCACCTGTATACATGTTTGCAGTATTTTGTTTTACAGTTTTTTGATAAAGATCCATGATTGGTTTTTTATTATTCATAGAATATTTATCATCGTTAGGTTCAGCTACGGCAGATGTTTTTTTCATTTTTTTCTTA